CTAAGCCGCCGTGATTGTCAGTGGCGACGATGAATTTTTTATGACTCATAATTTTGCTTTGATTCCATCCCACGCGGGGAAGTAGATGTTCTCAATTGCTCGCACTACGGTTTCTTCCTCGTAATGCTCCAAAAATGATGCGCCGCTAACATGCAAGGCGGCGTGTAGAATCTCATGACGTAGCGTTTCGCGTAACGTCTGCGCTTTGGCTAGGCATGCCGTGCTTATCAAAATCCTGCGCTCGTCGAATAGCATTCTTCCGTAGTCCCCGCCGTCTAGCTTTTCCACGGCAATCGTGAACCGAATGCCGCCAATCATGACTGACGATGGGAGTTTAGCCTTCATTCGCGGAAATTGCGCCAGATGCCCTTACAAGGTAGGGCTTGACCGTTTCGGGTGTGTTTATGTAAATCGGACGGCGAACGGCGATACAGCGGCTTTTAGCTATGCGTGTGATGGTCACAGCGTCCGACTGGTTGCCGCCGAGAACATGATAGCACTCCGCATCCTCGGCGACGTAGAATCCGACATGACCGCCGCCGTTGCGCGAGAAAACGAGAATGTCGCCTAGTCCCGCAACTCCCACGGGTTTTCCGTAGCTCGCCCATGAACGCGCCCATAGCGGTGATTTGACAACCTCGCCAATGTTGCCACGCCTTTTGTAGGTGACGTATGCGCAAAATAAACCGCACCATGGTACCGAATCACTTGAATAACCCTCTATATTGCATCCGCTTGCGTTTAGCTCATCCCGCCAACTCAATATGGTTTTGTTTGACCCGCTGCCGTCAACTTCCTGAACGCCATAAAAATCCAGTGCGATTTTAATGGTATTGGGCAAAACGCCCAAAGTAGTCAACCAATTATATTTTGCAGGCAATTGCATATTTTTGTTGTAATTTCTATTCCCGTGGTATATTATCCGCGCATGGATAAACATCTAAACATTGGAGAGCAATACGGTTTGTGGACTATCGTTGGCGGCAATTGGAGTCGCCCTATTTGCAAATGCGCTTGCGGGACTGAAAAAGAAGTTGGTGGATTTGATTTGCGGTCTGGAAAATCCAAAGGGTGCGGTTGTGCAAGAAAGGAATTGATTGCCAAAGTCGGCAAGGCCAACCGTCGGCATGGATATGCAGACAGCCCAACGCAAAGATCGTGGGTCGAAATGCGCAGGCGATGTTATGCATCCCACAGAAAAGAATACCAAAACTACGGCGGTCGCGGCATTGAGGTGTGCGAGCGTTGGCGTGATAGTTTTGACAACTTTCTTGCTGACATGGGCGAGCGTCCTAGTGGCTATACTCTTGAGCGCTGCGACAACAACGGAAATTACTGCCCAGAAAATTGCTGCTGGATTCCAAGACGCGAACAAGAGCGCAATAAGCGCACAAACTCTGTTCATGAATTTAACGGTCGCAGAATGACTGTTGTGGAAGCGTCTGAAACATTCGGCGTAAAAGCTGGCACAATTTACCAACGGCTTCGGCGCGGATGGACTGCAAATGAGTGTATCCGATGATACATTCTGCAGCCAAGCGTATTTTTTCGGCAGACTCATTCTGTATCTAGTTCTCCACTCATCAGCACGGACATGAGCAAATCAAGTGCTTTCTTCTGCGCGTTTTTAGCGTGTGACACATCGCCAATGTTCAGCGCAAGTCCGATTTGCGCCACAAGGTTTGATGCTGCGTCAATCTTTTCTTGCAGCGTTTGCGGATTGTCCATTTCTATGCTCATATTTATTTGTCAGTCTCGATTTCGATTGGCTTATACGGCTTGAATGAATACTCCCCGTATTGCCCGTGAACGGTAACTTTTCGGATGCCGCATGAATTTAGCACAAGCACCAAAGCCGCAAGCGTGATTGCCAGCGCCGTGAGAATAATTTTGTCGAAGGTCTTCATTGCTTCACAATTCGTATTTGCTTTTCTTCCCCAAAGTGAATCCAGCCGAACAGTCTCACGCCAGCATAAACAATGCCAGAATGCCTTGCTTTGTTAGATTCCATGACTTCTCTTAGCGCAATATCTGCCTGCCGTCTAGTCAAAAGTGCGGTCTGGTATAAAAAATCATGCAGCAATGCGCATGGCAGGTTAGCGGCATCATCTGGCCAGTTCGTCATGCCGTCGAACGCATACCCTTTGTAAATCGTCAAAATGTTATGCAACACGCTTCCAAGCATCCGCTTCCCGTGGTAAATGTCGCAGTTCGGAATCGTCACGCCGTCGAAACGATAGCTTGCCAAGTTGGTCGTGCAATACAACCACGTTTTATTAAAATCCGTGTGGAAGCTAGGGCGTTGGACGATGAAGACTTTCATTGTAATTTGCGTTCGATGGTTTCAATCAATTTCTCATTCGACTGATGCAGCTTGTCCAAAGTCGTGTCGAGTTTGATCCGCGCCTCGGTAGCTTTTTCGTGAATCTCCCTATCCTTCACCATAAGCTCGTCAAGTTTCGCTTCCCGCTTTTCGAGCTTGTCGCGTAGGTAGCGCAAGCCTAAGAGCAAAATGCCAACGCTTAAAACCGTGCCGCCGCTTTCAACCCATTTCGCAAGATCAGCCGCCATGACTTGTCCTAGTAGGTGGGAGCCGTATTTCGTGACTCCCGCACTCCCTAAGACAACCGCAAATTTCCACGCTTCAAATTCCATCGCGTTAGTCATTTTCTATGGGTTCAGGTTCAGGGTTTACGGGGGGACTGTAAACGAATTGGCCGTCTTGGAAAGCGTAGCCGCTCGGCATGACAACGGGAACGCGGCATTGAAACTCTGGCAAATTCGCTGCGTCAAGTTGCGCGTTAATAGTCGTGCCGACCGCTGTATTTCGCTGCAATACGTCGAGCCAATGCGCAAGATTTCCGTTCAGGATTTCCAGCAAGATTGCAGGCGATGCGCTCCAGAAATTATCATACGCTGCCGTCATGACTTGCGCTAACTTGTTTGCGGCATCGAGCGATTGCAAAACCGACTGGCGGATTTTCCATTCGTGGCTTTTTGTTGGTGTTAGGGAGTCAATCATCATTTTACCAGTTTGGGATTTCGGTGACAGATATGTTTGGGCGAACTACGTTGACAGTCCTTGTTGTCATGTTTCCGCCCGTGTTTTGGAATGTTCCAAGGCACAAATAATCATTTGCCGCCAGCGTTCGGGTAATGGCGTAGTTTACGTGCGCATAAGTATTCAATCCGCCTGAGTCAATGGCTGTCGGCACAACTGCGAGCATCGCAGGGGCGGTTGTTAGTGATGTTGTTGCATTCAGGAAAATCATGCCGTATGCCTCAAATCCCGCGAAAGAGCCAGACCTGTTAAGAGTGGCGAGCGCAGACAAAGCATAAACTCCAGCGCGGCGAATACGGCAAACGACTATGCTTGAGACCGTGTCGTTCATCAGTCCCGTGTTATTCTGCAAAATTGTAGCAATGCTGATTGGCACGTTTGTGGCGTTCGCAACCGTGACTCCCGCGCCGTTCTCACCTGAGAATACCATGGGGCGTGATTTGCCTGCAATCTTAGTCCAGCTCGTGCCGTCACACATTAGCACACATGATTCCTGCGCCCACATTAGGCGCGTTGCCAACCCGTCAATCAATGCGCCGCCTGCGCCTGCAATTGTCACAAAGCGAGTGAGCGCGTTAGACATGCGAATCGTGATGATGCGCCCCGCATTGCCTGATACGCTTGGCAAATCGACTTGGTAGTCTGCCGATGTGCCGCTGCATACGTGAATCAGTCCGAATGCCGTGCTTGTGAGCGTGGTTGCGCCCGTGATGCTGACTTCGTTCGGGCCGACTGTAACAAGGTCGCTTGTTCCGCTTGTTGCCGCTCGCCAGTTGGCAACGGTGGGAGTCGCAAGATATGTCGCTACGTTTGCGCCAAAAAGCGCCGATGAATACGGGTAATTCGCCCACGCCCCGCTGTGAAAAACGCGCCTGATTAGCGTTCCCGCAACGCTGTAAGCCGTGCCGCCGACTGTCGCCGTGCCGTTGCGCACAAGGACGGAAAAATTCGCGCCCTCTGACGGTGTGGGGTCTGTGACGGTTAGGGTTGCGGTTGCGATGTATGCGCCTTTATCGGCAGCGGTGAAGTTTGCAGATTTGACTTCTTGCGGGGGAATGTCGCTAGTGAGTGCGATTGTGCCGCTTGCATTTGGCGATTCAAGCACGCGCAGCCCAGTCACGTTTGAGACTTGCAAAAACGCACCTTGCGCAAGTGCGCGGGACAAATACAAAAAACCATCTCCCAGCTGTGTTGCTCCAACAGAAAAGCCTCCATTGGTCATGGTAACTTGAGGATCCGGATCGGTTTGTATGATGTAAAAACCCAATTCCGCTGTCGCGCTATCAATCGCTAGCGTTGCCGTGCCATCGCTACTCGTCGCACTCGTGACGCTGTTCGGACCTGCTGCGCCCGTTGCGCCTGTGTTGCCGCGTGGAATGGTGAAATTGAATACAGCCGCGCTTGTCGTGCCGCTGTTGGTAACGCTTGCATTTGTTCCAGCGTTGCCTGTGGTGGTTGTTCCGACTGATACGGTGGCGGCGGCTCCACGCGCCCCATTAGGCTCAAGCGTGATAACCTTGACGGGCGTTTCTCTGTCGATGTGAATGTGAATATCGCTCATGCTCGTGTGACTGTTCCCGTTACTGTGACATTGCCCTCCATCCATCGCTCTACTTGCCCATCGCCATCAGTTACGCGCAAATCCCAAACGTATGCGCCAGCGGTAAGTGCCAAAGTATCAGCGGCGGAAATGGAAACGACGATTTGCCCTGTGGCGGCGTTCGTGGTGGAAATGTCAAATTCAAAGATGACCGCCGTTGTATAGGATGCGCGAACTTGCGCCTTGAAAGTGTAGCCAGATACGTTAAGCGTTTGCGTTCGCTGGCAGTCGCTGTAAAACGTCACCGCCTGTGAAAAATCGGTGTCAATCAAGACGGTCAAGTTATAGACGGCGGGTGTCATTTCTTATGGCGTGGTGTCAAATAGCTTTAAGCCTTCGGTAACTCTGTCGTGCCGCAAGTTGATAGGCAGCGTGGCGCAATATCCGCGCTCATCGCCATCTTGCCATTGCGTAACGTGATACGCTTTGACTTTGATAGACGGCGGCACAAGGTATAGCGCACGCATGTTAAGCCATGATTCCGCGCAATTACAGCGGTCGATTGTATCGGCGGCGATGCGTGCCACCTCTACGTGTTCGCGTGTTGCGCTCCAGATGCCGCCCCACGCCTGCGTTTTGCCGTTATACATGATGCGCATTGCTTTTGCTTGCCCCACCTCTGCTAGCCAGTCTGCGCATTCTTGCGATAGCCAAATGTCGCAGTCCATTTTCACGATTACCTCCCCCGCTTGTGAGTTTGCAATCATTCCATCCATGATTCCTTTTGCGCAAGCGTTGCCATACATGCCGCGGCCGTGCGTGCTGTAATAGCCATAAACAACGTCATCAGGCGGCGTTTCCCATTCCGTAGGGTCAATCATTATGTCAGCTTGCCAGCCTAGTGACCGCATCCGTGCTTGGCACGCACGCGCAACGGGCATGTCTGATTCTCTGGCTAGTATAAACGCTCTGGTCATGTGCATACGCTGTCGATTCCGATTTCCTCTAGGTTGTCAGATAGCGGTCTTGTCGTTACTGGCTGGCCGATTCCGTGAAGATGGCCGCTGATAAATGACAACCGCGCAAGCTGTGTCGGGGTTGTCTCTGGTTCTGTCGGACAGTCGATAATCCGAAAATCCGCCGTCAAGCCAGTGGTGTGGAAGATGTGTGAGCCAGTTAGGAATGGCACTAGCTTCACGCCGCTTCCGTTGGTCTGCAACTCTGCGAGCTTGTAGTTGTATACGCCATCAACCGTATCTGGTATATAGTTGCGCGACTCGGCGGCGGTTGACCCTGCATTGATTACTACTAAAGTCAAATCAGCCCCGCCTTTGACCCTTCCAGATTCATCCTCTTTGACCTGCACGAAAATCGCCTCGCCAACCGCAATGGAGAACTTTGTAGGGTCGTCATTTACATCCAGCCGATTGTCGCATTCATGAAGAATCAATGCGTTTTCGCCATCCAATGCCGACAAAGCGCGCTCTGCAACGAAGCCTTGCGCTACTGTGACGTAATACGCGTCCGATACAGGATCGCGCCCAAGCGTTAGCTGAAAAGGATTTTGTTCCACGTATTGACGCGTGCTTGTTCCGACTGGCGTTCGATCGCGCAAACGCTGCAATGACGAGCGAATGCCGTTCGCCCATTTCGCTGTGATCGGGTCGCCTGCACGGATGATGTCAGGCAACTGAATCGGCGCTTCTCCGTTTCTTATTTTCATGCGTTGTAAAGGAAAGAATCCCAGCCATCGTTCTCTGATAGCGTCCACTCTAGATTGGTGCGGTATAGCTCGCCTGATTGCGATTGTGAAACACTCGTCAGCATCCAGTTGCGCGTTCCCGTCGGCTCTGGCGGCGTTCCTCGCGGTGTTGCAATCTTGCCCAGCTTGTTGATTTGCTGTGGTGTGAGTTGGTCAACGCCCTCAGTCGATTCATTCCATGTATAGACACTTTTCTGATACGTTGTCTGCCCTTGCTGAATCCTCGTTGCAAATTTGATTGCGTCTGCGCCTGCTAACTGGTCGATATATGCGACCTCAGCGTTTGCTTCATTGTTGAGATACAAGATGCCATCACCTATGTTATAGGTCAACTGCCCTGCAATCAGCATTCCAAGCAGGGTTTTGTCCAAGTTAGCTAGTGGTTTCCATTTCGGATGCTGCGAAAAAGAAACGTCCGACAATTGCCCTGTGAGCGTGTAGGTCGGCTCAACGCCTGGAGTTAACTCATCGCCCTCGAACTGTGCCGTGCCGCCCGTAGCGGTGACGCTGAACGTGTAAAGGTCGCCCTCCGTTCGCACGAACGTCACTGTATCAATTGTCAAGAACTCATCAAAAGGTGACGGCACGTTGGGATCGACTGATGAAAGTAATGTCCCCCGCGCGAAGTTTGGAACAACGTCCGCGAAGTCTGCCGCTTTTACGACGATTTCATGCGTTGCCGTCCATCCGCCTGATTCGCTGCGTGTAATTGAAAGCCCTGGCTGAGCTTTCATTTCATTAGGTGAAAAACCAAAAATTGTCGCTGCCATATTAGTTACTGAATTTTGCCGCTCCTGCGCTTGGTTGTCTTGCCCATGCCTCCAGAATGCCAGCTTTTACCGCATCGCTCATTTCTGCCGTGATGCCAGTTTTAATGCCTTTTTCCACTTGCGATTCAATGTTGACCTTTTCAAGTGCTGCGTTTGCGCCAGTGGTTTCCATCGCGCCAGTGAATTGCTCGCGGAAGTTTGTTCCGCCCCGCGTAAATTCTCGGATGCCCTCGCCAATGCGTTTTGCTCTGTCAGGGTCAAGCATGGAAACTCCGCTTAGATTTTCCGCGCCGTATGCTAGTCCTTTTCCTAGTAATTCTCCTAAGTTGTCCAATCCCGCAATCAGACTCGCTTGTAATCCGGCCAGAAATACGGTTCCGACTGTTTCGCCAATCATGGCAAACTTGTCAGTGTTTCCCTGCAGTGATTCGGTGATTGCCGCGCCAAGAAACTCGCCTGTCGCAGCGAATTTTCCCTCCAATTGCGGCAGGAAATTATTGCTTGCGTCCAGCGCATCTTTCAGCCCCTCGTTGAATCCCGTGCCGAATGCAACTTGCAATTGAGTTACAGCCGCTTTTGTCTGATTTATTTTTGCGTTGGTTCCTGAGCTCCCCTTCTCAATCGCTTTGTAAAACAATCCGCCTGCGCTGGTTGCATTAATGAACGCTTGCTTCACCATATCCACGGAAATCTTGCCGTTCTCCATTTCCTTTTTCAGGTTTGCCATCGACTTTCCTGTGTCCTTGGCAATTTGAGAAAGCGGATTGAATCCCGCATTGATGAATTGCAGAACCTCTTGCCCCATGAGTCGCCCTGCCGCCGTTGTTTGCGCAAATGCAAGCGCAAGGCTTCCAAATCTTTCTGAGTTGCCCATGGAAACATCGCCAAGCATTTTCAGTGTTGGAACAACTTCCCCTAAGTTCATTCCGAATCCTAGCAGATTCTTGGCGGCGTTTGCGTAATCCTCAGTATTCAAAGACGACTTCTTTTCTTCCTCTCGGAACGCCTTCAGTAAATCAGCGGATGATTTCGCGCTGCCAGTCAATACTTCAAATTGGATGGATAAATCCTCTAGCGATGCCGCCGCTTGTGAGCTACTCACCGCAAACGCAGTCAATCCCGCCGCGCCTGCCGCGCCTAGTGCCGCTAATGAGCCAACGCTTGCCGTAGCTACGCTGCCAAGGCTCGCAATTGAACCTTTGACGGTTCGAAGCGTCTTTTCCAAGTGCGTTGCGTTGCCGCGAATATCTACGGTAAATGCCATACTTCTTCTAATTCGCTGGTGTCAATTTCATGCGCTGCAAATGATAGCGGTTCATGTTGTTCTGTTTGAATCTCTCGGCGGTAAGTCTTCGCACCTTTGCGGTAAAGGATCGCGTGAAACAGTTCCGCTTCTTCGTCGATTGGTAGCTCATCAATCTGTTTTCGCGTCCATCCGTATTCGCTGGCCAGTAAGTCAACTATGAAAGCGCGGTCGCTTGGCGGGTCGCCTCTGTCTGTGGCTTTCCCTCATCGGCAGTAACGACTTGCGCCGCCTCCCATCGGTTGATCACGCCTTGCACGTATGCGCCAATCTCGTTCTCGTCGTCTTCGCTAAGGTCGAGCGCAACGGCGGTCATCGCGTCAAAGAACTCATCGTCGCTGCGCATCGCCTTTCGCACTTCCTGCGCATCAGTCATTGCTAGTGCCGCATAGCCATAAATCAGCACCGTGCTATGACTTTTCCCGCGCCGTTTCTCATCGGGTAGAAATTCGCACAATCGCGCCCAGATGAAATGATTCAATGGCCGCAGTTCTTTTCCTTGTATTGTCGGTGGTGTGTTCATTTTCGGTAGAGTAGTTTTTCAAGCGTGAGAATCGTTTTCTGGTCGTCATCCTTGCCGATATACGCCGTGCGCCCCTTGTGCTGAACTGCCGTATGCGTAGCGGTTTTAATGTCGGTGAGTAGCTGTTTCCAGTTGAGCAACGCCGCTTTGATATAGGACAAATCCGCCGTTGGTAGCTTCATGTGAATCTCTTTGTCCATCCACAAATCAAGATCAACTGCCGCAGCGCGGTTAAAGTGCCACCATGTCGAGCCTGCATGCTCATTGTAGCCGAGGCACGGATGCCCCAGCGCAACAAGCGTTGCGGCAATCGGAGTTCCTGCCGTGCTGATGGTGTCGCCACTGTTGACCCGCGAGACGTATTCCGCGCCTCCTTTGGCATGTTCCGCCATCTGCCACATGACCGTGAACGCACGTTTAATTCTGGTTAACGTATGTTCAGGATTTTTCAACATCCATGCTTCGTCGAACCACGCCTTCATTACGACTTCCGCCGTGTTGCCAGTAGGCGATGCCCCGCAGAACTGCCAGATGATTTTCTGCGCTCGTATGCCATCGCCTACAATAACGCGCATGGGCGCCGCTGGATGCAATGGAACGTCAATGCTAATGATCGCCGCCGCGAGTTTCGGATCGGTGACTTCCTGCATGATGTGCGCGACACTATCGCCGCGCACTCCTGTAAAAGGCTTGTTCATATTAGATTGTGACGTTACGATGCGATGGTCGGAACGTAGGTTGCGCTCAGTGAAATGGAGCGGTAATCATCGGCAGCTTGCGTCACTTCGATGGTGTCGATGATGGTCAGTCCGCCAGTCATCGCGCCGATAAGGTGATCGGTAGGAACGGTTGCAAGTGTGATTCCCGATGAAATCGTGCCGCTGAATGCGCTGGTCGCTGGAATCTTGGCATTGAGCGCGATGGTGCAATCTTCGTCAAAGTCGCTGCGTCCAGTGCGGTCGCCCGTGATATTCATGACGTTCTTGGTTTGGCACTTGTAAGACCAAGTAACGCCCTCCAAGAGAAATCCCGTTTGTTGAGCGGGAATGCCCCAAACGCCGTTTACAGAACCAAGTAAAGTTGCCATGCCTTTTGCATGGTGTCAAAAATTACGTTGTCTGAAAAACAATGTCGCAATCAAACGCGCACTCTAAGCTATCAGACTCCCATTGCGGCACGCCTCCGTTCGGCGCGAAGTAGTCAATGTAAATGCTGCTCAATTCCGCATTGACGAGCGTGGCGAAACTGGATCCAAGCAAGGTTTCCAAATCATTCGTAATGTCATTGATTTGATCGACCGTCAAAGAATCGCCAGAATGCGCCCTTAGCTTGATTCCCACCGTGCCGCGATATGCTTTTGGCAGCGCGTTTGAAATGCGCTCTGTGGTCATCGTGACGCCAATAAAGGGCAATTCCACCTCCGCGAACTGTTCTGCGTCCACGGCGGGAATGTCGGTGATGTTCGCGCCAATGACTGAAACAATGGCGGATTTGATTTGTTGCGTTGTCATTTTAGATTTCGGAAAATTCTTTTTGCCGCAGTTATGCTTCGTCGATAACCGTCTGCGATTGCTGATTGCACGTTGCCGTGATTGGAGTTGCGCTTGGCGTAAGCGTAGTCAACCTTGTTTGTAAGCAGAACGGAGCTGCTCATTAGTTGCCGTTTGACTAATTTTGAATCGCCAGCGCGTGCATTCACATGGCGGCGAACCCATCGCGGAACGCCTTTGATTTTGCGGATTTTCCCGCGCACGGTTTTAAGCAATGGCGAATCAATTGACTCTCCAGCCTGAATCCATCCAGCTTTTGCCAGACCAGCTTTCACCATCTGAGAATCGACATATTGCTTCAGTTCGGAGCGGTCAAAGGTCTTGCGCTTGGGCTGAAACTTTGCAGGCGGTCTAACCAGCACTTGAAACTTGGCATTCTGAGAACGTAGTTGCCGATGGATGCTTTTTATATCGCCCTCCAATCCCTTGAACTCTGCGTAACGCGCTGCCTTGTGAACCTGCTTTGCGATGCTGCCCATGTATTCCTGCCCAACGTCATTTGACAATCCGAACGGTTGCACCTTCCTTGCGAGTTCTTTTGCAACGGACGTCCCAATAATTGCGACAGTCTCCGCAACGCTGACTTGTGCTCTAGCTGCGAACGCTTTCAATTCCGCCTCTAGTTTTGCTGATTGCCGCTTGCTTATTTTTACGTCAATCATTTCTCGTTAGGGTCTGCTAGGGTGAAATGAATGCCAATAGTGCCAACGTCCACTTGTGAGACACGATAAGCCGCGCCGTTGATTGTGCATCGTTTGTTGAGTAGCGTTAGCGGCGAAGTCACATCGGCAGGTTGCGCCGTGACAACTCCGCGCACCTGCGGCTCCAAGCCGCCAAACTCGCCATCCACAGACTTACTGGTGAGGTTGTCAACAACGGAGAAAGTCTGCCCCGCGCAGATCATTGTCGCAATGCCCATTGTTGTGTCGCATTCGTTGTTATGCGACAGCATGAAATCATCCACCAAGCTCATGCTTTACGCATGGTGTCAACTTCACTCGTAATCACGCACGGCGAGGAACGTAGGAAAACGAGGCTTGCCGCTGTCAGTCGTGCCGCAAAATGCGAACGATACTTGCGCCCCGATTGCGGGAAGCGATGCGCGGACGGCGTTAGTGAATCCCGCGCCAAGGTCAAAAATCACGCCCATCCATGAGACTGTAACGGCGTTTGTTTTGTGAGCAATCACGGTTGCTTCGTCGCTGTCCACCCATTTGATTTTGAGCAAGTTGTTTGTGCGGCGCTGCTCGTATGCCATGGCTGGATTGCGGAGCATAACGCCCTCGCCACCAAGTGCGCGGATTTCGTCAAAGAACGTATCCAGATGCGCCTCAGACTCGCAAGCAATATGCTCAACCAATTGCGCCACGCTAACGCCTTGCAAGGCATTCTGAGCGTATTGCAAGCGTGCCATGAAATCTCCTTGTGCCTCTGGTGCGTCGAAAACGTGAAACTTGATCGCGCTCCAATCGCCTGCTTTGCCGCGAACAATTCCGACCGCTTGCTGAAACATGCCGCGCCCCATGAACAACTCGCCATCGAGTGCCACGCTTGGCAGTTGCGCCGTAAACCATGCAGGTGCGTGAAACACATTGCCGTTGCGGGAAATGAACTGCTTTCCGTCCCACAATGCGCGAACTCCGTCGAGCTTTTCGGACATAAGCCAGCCGGCAGGGGGTTGCCCTTCGTAGGTGTTGGCTAGTGTTGGTTTCGTGGTCACGCGCAAGATTTAGCGAAAACCATTCCGATCGTCAATCTTTTTTTACAGGAAAAAGCCTCGCACCGTTTCCGATGCGAGGCCATGCAATACACACATCAACCAGACAAAAAATTTACTCAGGCGCAAGCGTTGTTGACGCGTCATGCCTGTAATAATGGAGAACCGTGTCAATATGCAACGCGGATTTGACTAGCTGCCGCGCCTGAACGCACCACGCTAGGTCTTCTCCGTAGTTCACGCTTAGGAATTGGCACTCTTTCACTTTGTCGCGCTTCCACGCGCAAACGTGCCACGGCGCGCGGAGAGTAACGCCGCCAGCAACGAAGTTCTGGTCTGGATTGTTCAATCCAAAATGAACAATACTTTTCAGCCCGTTATACGTGCTATCCTGCTTGAATGTAACCACATCAGGCTTGCGCTCAATCGCGGATAGCAAGCGCGAAACGTAGTCATCCGAAATGTCGTCATCGTCATCCACAAAAGCGATATACTCGCCCTGTGCAATGTCAACCAATGACTGCCGCTTCTCGCCAATGCTGCGCTTTCGGTTGTCGGAAAACACAAGATGTTCTACCTCATGCGTCCCGATCTGCTTTCCGATTTTTGCGGTTAGCTTTTCGAGTTGGTTTGCCCTGCTCGGAACTGTCGGTGTTAGTATGCTTAGTTTCATTTTTTCTGAATATGTTTTCGTAGTTGTTTCTGTATGCCTCGCCTTTTACTGGTCGCGGCGAATCTCCTTTTCCTGCGCTCATTCGTTTTCTTGTTTTGGTTTTTTGATCCAGCATCGACCAACTGTCAGATAATCCACGCCAGATGTTTCCACAGCGTTTTTCACGGCGTCAACGTCAATGTCATGACCAGCGAAAAAGCCGCCTTGTTTTACCTTTGGCGACCATGCCGCAATGTCCGCTTTCACGGAATCGAAATCATGCGCCCCGTCAATAAAGATGCCGTCAATTTCGCCATCAAGGAACTGTTCTGCCGCTTGCACGCTTTCCATTTCCACAATCTGAATCATATCCGCAACGCCTGCGCGTTCGATGTTATCCTTGAATTGTGCAAGGATGCTGCCGCCGCAATGCTTAACGTATTGCTGCTGGTCTGCTTTGTCTTGCTCGCCTTTCCACGTATCAACGCAGTAGAGCATGACATTCTTACCCATGCTCTGCAATTCCTGAGCAAGCGCGATGATACTTTGCCCTAACCATGCGCCGACTTCCACAAACTTGCCGCCCTCTGGCAACGCCTCGGCAAGCGCAAAGTAAAGGTTCTGAAAGTCGCACCATCCGTGAACTTGTGAAGGCGTGAGTTTCCCATCCATGAGAAGGTCGAACGTCTTCTTGCCGCGCCGATAGTTCACATCGCTGTTACTGCGTTTGTATGTCTCATCCCATTCGCCTTTTCCAAAAAGCGGATGGTAATGATTGAAAACCAGCCTGTCGCGTGCGTCGATGACCACGCCGTCCATGAACGCTTTGTGCGAAAACCACGTATCAGAATACATCGAGAAAAACTCAGGGTGATAGAGATAGCCTTGTTCTTTGTAGCGTTTGCGAGTCAGAATCGACATACAAAGCAAATCGTCTTTGCGGTTGCCGTCACTGACTGCCAGCACCTTTGATTCGCTCAAATCGCCTAGCTCGGCAAGGATAAGCTCATCCCATCCCATAGGCGGCTCGAAGTCATCCGATACTTGCACTAGCACATCGCCGCGGCTTTTCTTTGCCGCTGCGTTCCATGCGCCTACGCATCCGCCAGATAGGACGATTGTGTGATTCGCCAGGCACAGCGGCAGGCTCGCTTCGTCGTCGTGGTCGATGGCGAAAATATGCTCGATCGCATCTGGATTCTTGGCACGGCGCAACCATTCCTTGCGGCACAGCCATGCCTTTTGCGGTCTGCCTCGCGTGGCGTGAAGCAGGCTAATTTTCTTGCCGCATTTAATGAAATGATTTGTTTCGAGAACATCGGCTTGCGCGATGGCATTGTTTGCGCGTAAAGCCATGCCACGGAGCGAAACTCCAAGCGAACCATAATACGGGCGGCGCAAGTTCCATGGTGGATTCTGCGGCATGTCTAGCGCAAGCATTGACTTGGTTAGCCCTAGCGCCTTCTCTGGCTCCACAGTGAGCAACGCAAGCGCAAGCTCGCCGTATGCCTCGCGCCGATTCGGGTCGGTCATGAGCGCCTGCCCCAGCATCGTGATGCGTGCTTGCAGGTCATCCGACAACTGCGCCAATTGGAAAAACGCTTCATACTTCTCATTCGTTCCCGCTTCATCATCACGCACAAAGTCAATCGCCGCCATGGTCGCATCATCGCGGCGGTCGAGCGCAATCAGCGATTGCATACGATGAAACTTCTGCGAAATGCTGCGCTCATCTTCGGGAATGCTCTCAATGATTCGCAAGTTGCGCTCATCGCGCGAACTGTGGCGCGGCTCGCTTGCGTGGACAATTTGCGCATGTTCCAGAACTACCGCTTTGTGGTCTTCTTTCAGCTTGAAGCACTCGTGAATCGGATTTACCCAGCGCCCCGCGCCTTTGCGCCAAATACGCTCGCGGATGTTGATAACGCCGTCTTCTGGCACCACGTAAGGCATCAAAACGCAATCAACTTCCTTGTCTCGAATGTCTTTCAACAACAACTTGATTTGCTCGATAGATTCGGCGCTGATTACGTCATCCGTATCTGCCCACATGACCCATTCATTTTTCGCCATGTCACAAGCAAGATTTCTCGCACGTCCGAAGTCGTCACAATGCGGCCAATCGCAATTTGGCTTGTTGAAATACTCGGAAATGCGAACTCCTCGCTTCTCGCAGATTTCAAGCGTTCCATCCGCTTTTTGGTCGCCAATCGCACGAACCGCGATTATCTCGTCAGCTAGTGGTTGGAAGTGATCTAGGAAGCGACCAATGATGGATTCAACATTGCCAACGATAATACATAGACTGATTTTCATAATAAGAAAAAGCGCACCGTGCAAACACACGATGCGCTTTAGTCATGCAATTGTCAACCAGAAAATTATGGTTTCGTCGCAAGCGCCAAGCCAAGGGTCAGGCCAGTCGCCATACCGTAAAGGCACTCAAGAGCGATGTAGTGAACGCCAGCGGCTTCGTTATAGCTGCGGCGAAGACCCATCACGATGCCCGAAGGATCTGCAACACGTTCCACGGCCAGATAAGCCTCTGGAGCTTGCGGGGCGAGATAGCGCATTGCAACGCTGATTGCGTCAGGGTGAGCGGCGAAGGCGACTAGCGAAGTGGAGGAAGTCGGCAGCAGGTTGGTTTCGTAAGGAGTAAAGCCGACCAGCTTGCGACCAAGCGAACCATCGCGAGCGGCGAGATTGTCGCCCATGGCGTAGGCTTGCAGCACGTTGGAAGAACCAAGCAGGGCAGCGCCGACGATGGGATTGAAAAGAACGGAGCAATCGTCGATGTTGACGTTGTTCTGAGCCAGCTTGGAACGCAGGGCGATGATTTGCGCCAGCGTGTAGTTAGCCTCGGCGGTGGTAACAGTAGCGGCGCCGAAGTTAGCGGTCGTTACCAGTTTGAAAATGTTTTCCAGAACTTTAGCACCCAAAGCGCGACCAGCTTGTGCGGCCATCGCGTCAATACGAGCGGCCGAGCTGTTGGCGAACTGCAAATCGGTAACATCAACCGAAATCACGTTGTGTTGGTTAAGATTGACCGTGTTGTGAGTCACAGCGCCGCCAGCGGTCTGATAGTTGGCAGTCGTGGCGTTGAAGGTGGTTGCAGTCAATGCGCTGATTTGAGGCACAAGGATTGCGTCACCTTTGCCGCGAGCGTCGGAACTGAAGTCACGGGAAAATGCGTTGATTGGTGCAAGAACGGCAGTGAATGCCCGAAGTGCTTCTTGCGCGAAGATGGTGTCGTTAAACGATAGTGTGGACATAATTATTTGATAAGTTGAGCTTTAATTTCTTTTTGGTTTTGATTATAATACTTGGTTTTTTCTTCAGGCGAGAGAGTCGCCATGATTGAAATATGGTCGGCTGGCGCGGCTTCTTCGGCGCTTGCGTCAACAGGCGCGATGCCTGCTTGTGCTACAATTTCAGCGGCGCGAGCTTCGGCGGAAGTGTTAGCGGTCACAATGTCAGCTTCCAGTTCCGCGACTTTGCTTTGCGCCTCTGTCAGCGATGCCGTGAGCGTGTCGCGTTCGGCGGTGATGCTGTCGAGTTGCGCCTTCACGCTGGCAAGCTCGCCAATCGCGTTTTCAAGGTCTGCCGTGCGCTCGGTGAGTGCTGCGGTCATGTCGCTGATTTCCGATTGCGCGGATTCCAAGCTAGCTTCCAGCCCTTGCACTTTTTCAGTGAGAGCTGCATCAGGGCGGAATTTGTCGAGGATGCTCATTGCATTTGTTTTGGTGTCAAAAATTTCGTCGGCAAATCCCATCTCAATTGCCTGCTTTGCCGTCATCCACGTTTCTTTTTTCATGAGCTTACGAATGTCGTCTTTGTCGCGCTTCGTCTTCTCGGCGTAAATGCCTGCAATTTCGTCGCTGATGTTTTCCAGCAACTCCGCATAGCGCAAAAGAGTTTCGCTGTCGCCTTGTGCGCCTCCGCTCGCTTCATGAATCATGATTTTTCCGTTGCTGGCGATTTCTACTTTGTCAGCCGCCATCGCAATGACGCTACCCATAGATGCCGCCAGTGTGTTGATTCTTGCCGTGACATAAACGCCGCGCTCGCGTAGCTTTTTCATTTCGTTAAAGATTCGATAGCCCTCAAATACGCTGCCGCCGCCTGAATGGATTTCAACGTCGAGCGTATCAACGGCATTATCAGCGCACGCTACGACTTCACCGAATGCGTAGTGATTCTCCACGGCTTTCATGCCGTAAACCTTGGCAATGTCGTCGATGAGTCTGTCCACGCTAATTTTGTCCACGTGGTCATTCAATTTCACCTTTGCCGCTTTGTTCTCAATCGTAATCATAGAATTCTCTGCGTTTAGTTGTTTGCTTTTTTCGTTTGCCCATGATTTACCAGCATCGCCGCCCCATAGCGCCCATGCGATGCGCCCTGCGGATGGATAGCCTTCTTCGCCTTGTCGGAATCCCTGCGCTTCCTTGTCAACTTCGTGCCTTGCAAAGTAGCTAACCATGCGGCGAACTGTATCGGGTGAGAGATTGGCGCGGTTGCTTATGTCTCGCGCACGCGCAACGCCGATTGCCGTCCCTCCACGGTTGAACTCGGCACGCCACGCGAGTCCGCGCCGCGCTTCGTCTGCCATTTCGGTTGTCGGCTTTAGGGTCATGCTTCTACTGCCACGATTAGGATGTTTGCCGCCGATGTGTCCGCTTTAGCGTATAGCGTTGCGCTGCTAGGTGTGAACAAACACGCCCCGCCTGCGGCAATCTTTGTCTTGAATACGGTTAAGCCAGAATCGCCGCCAAGCTCCACAAATCGCGTGGTGCTGAGGTTGCGAATCATGACCAACTGCGGCGCTCCTGTAATATCGCCAAAATCCACAAGCTCGGCAGTCGTGCCGATGTTTTGCGTGACTTGCGTCATTTGTGCGCCTGCCATGTCCGCAAACAAGTTGGCGGTTTGATTTACTGTCGCGTTGTTTTTGCTCGCCTTGAGCGATACGGAAAATGTTACTTCGTTAGCCATTGCTTTGAGTTGTTTGTGTTGGAGTTTCGTTCGGTGTCAGCATCGCCATTTCGCGGTCTTCGATTGTGATGCCTAGCCCTGATTCGTTGATTGCTTTTTGCTTGAGCTTTTGCATGGTGAGGTATGCAAGGCGCTCGTCGAGACTTTCCTCGGCAGATTTGCCAAGATAGCCCAGAATGTCTTGCGGATTCAAGAATCCCGCTTTCCACATCTCGATCAGTTCTTTTGATACGCGCCCATCGTCGATGGTGAGTTTTTTAGGATAGGTAAACTTCCACTTCCACCAATCGTTCGCGGCTTGCAGTCTGCCAAGTTTGATGAACTTCGCGGTGACGTAGTTGACGATGCGTGCCGCTGCATACTCCAGCAGGTCTTGACGGTCTTCTACGGCTCGCTGTGCGCGTCCAAGGTCGGCGCGTTCTGCTGTGCCTTGTCCCGTTGCGTGCCATACCATCGAATACGGCCAGTTAATGCCGGCAAGCGCCTTGCGGATGATGCGATTTTGGAAACTCTCCCACATGTCGCCTGGGCGGTCGTTTTTTACGACTTCTAGCTTGCCGCCGCTCTTGGCTGCAAAATAACGCACAGTGCCGCCTTGATAGTTCTCGGAGATGATTCCTTGCTCATTGGTGCAACTTGTGCCGCCGATGACATTCGCGTTGTCGTCAATGTCGGGCAGTCCCGTTTCATTGTGTTCCGTCATGACAATGGACGAAAGCATCAACTGCGCGTATCGCTCCCATTCGTGAGATTGCAGAGCATCGCGCAGGTCATTGATCGCGTGAGTGAATGCTGGCAATCCGCGCCCTTGTTCCTGCCATGACGGGTCAAAGATATGCACCATGTCGGCGGCGGCGATGTATTGGATAAGCTCGCCGTATTCGTCGTTGAAGCAATACGCCAATGGCGCACCGTTGCTATAAATGATGCCATCGGTTAGCGTCTTGCCGCGATACTGCCCCGTGGTCAACTTCCTGTCTTCCATTCCAACGGGCGTTGCAATCCGATGCGCGGGAATTTGCTGAATACGCGGGTAGTCGTTCTCCGTTTTTGTCAGCAGAATGAACGCCTCACCATCGCGGTCAATGGCGCACGACATGCTGTAAAGGTTCGTCTGAAAAGTATTCTGACCGCCGCGAACGTCGCAGATTTTATACCATTCGTCATTCAGCAAATCCTCGGCGGATTGCGCGAACTCTCGATCTTTCGACTTGCTTTGCGCCTGCCATGAGCGACCTACGGAATACATCGCTTTTTGCTGAATCGCTCCAAGCAAAATGCCATCATTCAGATACAGACGGCGCGAAAACGAAACGAGTGCCTTGCGATCATACGCAGGCACAAGCTCGCCAATGTCCTTCATCTGCACGGGCTGAAACGGTCTCGCTGCTGAGTAGCGAACCGCCCCTTGTGCTGCCTTCCATGGCTGTCCGTATTGGTCAACTATCATAAACGGTTCTGTTAAGCAAATCTCCCACCGTGCGCGATTGTGGACGGATTCCACGCTTAATCCACGCGATTGCTTGGTTCAAAACGACAAGCCGCGTGGTTTCTGGTAAAGATACGAGAACGGTGTAGCTGATGCCGTTCTTTTGCGAGTTAGTCAGGGTGTTGCCGCCACCTTTGGAAAGCATACCCGTAAGCGCCGCCGTGCGTGCGTCGATGAGTGAACGCAAAATTGATGGGTCGTCCTGCGCTGCGTCATAATACGCCTGAATCAGTTGTTTTGCCGATACGTCCACGCATGATGCGCGGTGTCAAAACTTACTCCGCTTCTTCCTCATCTTGGCGCGTTCCGATTAGTCCAAACATGGAAGCAAGAACAACTTGCATGGCTTCGCAGTCAACGGCATGGTTATCATTGTGCCGCTTTTTCCAGACTGCCGTTTTGCCTTCGCCGCGCCTAGCCTCTGCGTCGATTTGCCGCAAGTATTCGCGTCCTACATCGTCGGGAATCTCCCACGCCACGCCTTTTTGGTTGCGTAGCTGATGCAAAATGTCCTTATGCCGCAAGTTCGACCAGTAGCAAACCATCGTTTTCTTGCCGTTCGCGCTGGTCACGTTCTGATACCGTGAAAACGCCTTGTAAATCGGTTTCCCGCTCTTTGACGGATGCGGGTAACTGTCGCGCCCATCACCGCGCAATGCCAGCCATCCGTATTGATTGCATCGTGAGTAAACTTCGCTTGTCTGATAGCCGCAGTCAATTTGCGTCTTGCGGTTTTCGACTTTGTAAGTTTCTTGGATGACTTTGCATCGCTCCCATGTGTCAACTTTGCCAAACCACAGCAAGCGGGAGCTGCCATCGTGCCGCCATGCGCGAATCACGCACCAGAAATGGTCTGCTTGCCTATCAAGGGTCATAAACCGATGCGCCTCATCGTCGATCAACTCGCCCTTGTCATACTCGGAAATCAGATACCCAAAGTCCGACAACGTGACGCGGTTATCTTCTTGCTCGTCGCTCCAAAAATCCGCCAAGCGTTTCTGGATGAACTGCCGCAACAAATCAAGGTTTCCCCGCGATACCTCGTCCATTGCTTCGCATCGTTCGATTACCAAGCGCCACAATGGGAGTCGCCAATTGGCCAATGCGTTGTAATGGTAGCCCTTTGAATCTGGCATTCCCTCCGTTTGCTGAATGTATTTTCCCGCCGTAGCAAGTTCGCGCCTGATTTGCGGCTTGTCTTCGATGTGATAGCTGCAATCAGCATTCGCGCACTTGATTCTTGCCGTTTGCGCCATCGTTACGCGGTCCGCGATTGTCTCATCATAAACCACGTTATCCCATCGCCAGCCCTGCCATGTGCGGCACGCCGGGCATTCATAGCTGAACTCATGCTGTGAAGTTGCCGCCCATTTCTTGTGCCAGTCGTCGCCAACGTAGCCGCCCTGAGAGAGTAGGTAGAACTGCCGATTCCAACGGTCATGCAATCGCCCTTGCGCCTCGCGGATCATGCCCTTGTCCCATGTCCACACCTCGTCGCACAATACGCGACGCATGGATTTTGCTTGTAGTCCGCTGATATTCGCGCCCGTGAGAAACATGCTCATGTGCGGGAAAATGATCGCGTCTTTCCGCAGCTTGTGACGGTGCTTTCCCGTTGGCAGCAGGCTTGCTGTTTCCTTGGTGTTACGCAACGTGTATTGCATCCGCGTCTCTGACCAGTCTTTGATGTCGGAATCCGTTTGCCCTACGATCATTGTGCCGCCAGGGTCTTCGGAAATTACGAACGCTAGGGCCGCCTCGATCATCGTGGTTTTGCCAGTGCCTACGGGAGCGAGCAAGCACACCTCTTTCGCGTCAATATCAGCGAAGGCGTCGAGCGGTTCTTTCAGCCATGGCGCCGAGTCTGCTTCGTAGGTTGGCGAGAGTCCTTCGTAAAGCGCCACCCTGCCAGTTGCCCATTTGCTAGGCGTGGTTTTCGCAGGTGGACGGCACGCGGTTCGGAAGGCGGAGAAAAGGATCTCTGTTTTATTCATCTACCGCAGGCGCGGTGTCAATCAATCTGCCATAGCTCCGATTCTGTTTCACTTAGTTCTGTCAGTAGCTTCTCCGATGACTCTCCGATGATCTTTGCCATGCGGCTGGGTGATTGCCCCTCTAATGCTGGAGGAAGGTCGGCTTGCATTCGCATTATGCCTGCGCGAATTACCGCGCCTAGCTTCGTGAATGCGTCTCTGACTTCGTTGACGCTGATGTATGAGGCGTTGAGAACTTCGAGCTTTTGCGCCGAAAGCAAGCCGTCGATCTGCGTCTTTAGCCGCCGCGCCTCTCGCTCGTCAAGCGTGCGCATCAGCGCGTTTTTCAGCGCCTCGATGTCTTGGTTTTCTTCCGATTGCGCGGGTATTGGCAGGTAATCGGGATTGATTGTCTTTGGGCGCTTTTGCAACTTGGCAACGTGCGCTTTCACACTCTCGTCGTCTTGGATGTTGCACCCGTCATTCTCCCAATGAGCCAAGGTTGCCACGCTAACGCCAATCGCAAGGCCACGCGCACGGAGCATCTCTGTTCGCCCTGTTTTCGGTCTGCCTGCTGGCTTTTTTTGTGCTTGGTGACTCATGAAATGCTGCTTTTCCCGCAATTAGTCAAAAAATCGGCTCATTTTGACAAAGGGCGATGAGTCCGCCAC